CTTGGTGGGAATGGAACTGGCACGAAATTGTATGAAGAAATTAAGGCTCTTCATTTGAAGAGCAAAGGAGATAAAGACTAAATGGAACAAATCATGAACTACGTGAAGCCAGAGCTTGTTGTCGTTGCTCTGGTTCTTTATTTTATCGGCACATGGCTGAAAAAGGCTGATGCGATTAAGGATAAATACATTCCTATGATTTTAGGTGGGATTGGAATTGTCCTTTGCGCGATTTGGGTATTTGCCAATACATCAATTGGCAATAGTCAGGAGATTGCGCTCGCAACATTTACATCAATTGTGCAAGGCATTCTGGTTGCAGGATTAAGCACATATGCAGACCAGATTATGAAACAGATTGGAAAAGAAGATTAATATTAGGAGGATTTAACACATGGCAGTAAAAACAGTACAGTATGTATTTAACGGTCAGACATACGATCTGACGTTTGATGCATCTACAGGAGAATACAAAGCAACAGTCCCGGCACCACAGAAGTCTAGTTACTCACAGTCTGGACACAAGTATGGTGGTTCAGTTGTGGCAACTGACGATGCTGGAAACTCAACTACAATAACTCAAAGTGATACTACTTTCGGAGCAAATCTGTTACTTCGCGTCCTTGAGAAAGTTGCGCCAACACTTGCTTTCACTTACCCGACAGCTGGTGCTTACATTACCAATGCAACACCGGTTATTAAATTCAAGGTGACAGATACTGACTCTGGGGTTAATCCAGATACAATCGTTATCAAAGTTGATGGCGCAAAAGTTACAACTGCATTCACAAAAACAGCAGTCACAGGTGGTTACGAATGCTCCTACACGCCGGGAACAGCACTGGCAGATGGCGCTCACACCGTATCTATTGAAGCATCCGACTATGATGGAAATGCAGCAAGCGCTAAGACGGTTTCATTCACTGTTGATACAATTCCACCGACACTTACTCTTACAAATCCAGTAGATGGACTTATTACAAATAAGGCAGCTCTGGTTGTATCTGGTAAGACTGACGATGTTACATCTAAACCTGTCACAGTTACAGTCAATGGCGCATCCGTTACAGTTAATTCTGATGGTTCATTCAGCAAGGAAATTACTCTTGTTAGTGGTTCCAATACAATTACTGTTGTTGCAACGGATAAGGCTAGCAAGACTACAACTGTAACACGTAAGGTTACTCTTGATACTGGCGCACCAGTATTCGAGAAAGTCACTCTTACTCCTAACCCAGTTGATTGCGGTAAGACATTCGTTATCTCTGTTAAGGTAACTGACTAGTCTAACGTGGTTATTAAGCTGGAGGGAGTTGTTGATAGCGTACCTGTAGTTTTTACAAGGAGAGACGGGGATTGGTGGGAAACCACTGTCCCCAAAACCCTTAACGGGGTGTATGTTGTAGAACTTACCGCTACAGATGAGGCAGGGAATATAGCTTATACAGCGAAATATATACTGACCATAGACATTACAGCCCTAAGAGTAAAATTACAGCGCTATCCATATAGCGCAAAAGTAAGAGTAGGACGGTATTTTGCGAGATTGAAGTAATAATGGGAGGAGTAACATGCAAGTCATAATTGATTTTGGCGAAACGAGACATATAATGCTGGAGGTTGTTTCAATTAAAAATGATGAATTTGTTATCTCCTCAGCTTCATATGTACTACGAAACGAACAGACTGGAAAAGACGAAACAGCTGGAAGTTGCAATATAATAGAACATTTAATTGATACTGTAATTGAACCGAAAGAAAGGGGAGAATATCAGTTGATAGTGACTTATAAAATTGCAGACGAAACGCTGATTGATGCAGTGAAAGTGGTGGTGATGTGATATGGCTCAGCCTATGATCGCCATTACAAATGTGAAAATAAGTCCAAACCCAGTTAAGACGGGCGAATCTTTTAAGATTGCCGTAAAAATAATTGAACTTACAGAAGATAATATCAGACTTCCTTACAGACTTGGACGCACTGCATCGTCCGGTCCGAAAGTATAAGCTTGTATTTCAGAAAGGAGAATGTTATGGATCCAGAAATCAAAGGAACAGAACTTGATGAAAATGTAGAACCTACAGAAGAAGAGATTAAAGAAGCAGAGCAGGAGGTAAAAGGATAGGTCAACATATAATGTACATGGTGGACACTCTTTGGTATGCCGTGGAGCGTCCGGTTATCTTGATGAAGTAAACGAGGACAGAAAAGTTAAGAACAGAGTTATTTCTGCATTGCAGTCAGCAGGACATACCGTCTATGATTGTACGGACGATGCCGGAAAGACTCAGGGACGCAACCTTGCCAGTATTGTCGCAAAATGCAATGCACATGCCGTAGATTTGGACGTATCCATCCATTTGAATGCTGGTGGTGGAAAAGGCGTTGAAGTATGGTGTTATGGTGAAAAGACCGAGGATATTGCAGCAGCTATTTGCGCAAATATCTCTGCAACGCTCGGAATCCCGAACAGGGGAGTAAAATACACGCACAATCTGTATGTTCTGAGAAAAACACATTCTCCAGCAATTCTTATAGAATGTTGTTTCGTGGACAGTCAGAACGATGCATCGCACTGGGATGCTGATAAGTGTGGAGATGCGATTGCTTCTGCCATTGTTGGAAAGACGGTATCTGGCACGACTTCAAGTGGAAGTACGCCTGTGGCAACACCAGTGGCAAAACCAGCGGCATCTACTGGAAATAACTGGGTACGCAGATTGCAGACAGCGTGTAATACTCAGGGTTTTTCCAACCAGCGTGTTGATGGAATCCCAGGAAAGAACACTCTCGCAGGTTGCCCGACCTGTAGAAAAGGAGCAAGAGGAAATATCACGAGATTGATTCAGGAGAGATTGAACAGTCTTGGATTCAATTGTGGCAAAGTAGATGGAATCTTTGGCGGTGGAACACGCGCAGCAGTAATCGCATTCCAGAGAGCGCATGGGCTCAGTGCCGACGGTATTGTTGGAAAGAATACATGGAGAGCTTTGCTCGGACTGTAGATGTCGTATTCATAATTTTTACTTCTTGGAGGGTAAAATCTCCGGGAAGTATTCCTTGTACAATTAAATAGCAAAATAAAAAATTTTAATACTGATAAAACATTATGGAGCGGATCTGTTATAAATAAAGATGTGGAACTATCAGATTCAATATACAATTTTCGCTGGATATATATTGAAACTGAAGATGGTATCGTATCACCAATTCTAATCAGGAAAGACAAAAATACGTATCTAACTGGATATGGATACGCCAATTCTCCAATAGAGATTATTACAGTTGGGATAAAGTTAACAATAAATACTGCTACTAACATAAATATCCTTTCGCAGTATGTTGCGCATCGGTTCAATTCCACCCATCCAGATTTATCAGCTAAACGTGTAACGGCTATATATGGAGTTCCGACTTATTCATAGACGACTAATAATGTAAGTGTAGTTGTTCCGCCCAATCCGGAATAATAATTGCTATTGCACCTGACATATACTTCTGACCAGTTTGACGATGCTTGGGTTGCGACTTTTCCGTACACCAATGCATTGTTAGAATTTGTTGTAGTGCCAGGGATTGCAGAGATAATTTTTCCACCGTTTTTTATTATTTGATTTACTTCTGGTGAGAAGTCAACAAGTATATTCGTATCGGTCGCTACAGTTTTGCTGAAACATTCCACTTTTTTATTGCTATTTAGTTCTATAAAATCATCATTTCTCGAATATCCATTGAAAAATCAAATTTCCTAAAGTATAATAATCTGAGTTAATTATGTTTATTTACGAAAGGGACTTTTAAAGTCAATAACCCACGACTTAAACACTTTGTGTTATGAAGTTGGAGCTTGTAAAAACCCTTATTGACTAGCTTCAGTATCTCCGTAAGAGATGCTACGTTAAAAGAGAATATACAGGTACCTGAGAGTGTTCAACCTAGCTCTCAGCTCTACGGTATGTAATTAAACAGTTCTAATGGGTAGGAACGGTGTTGCGTACACAGAACCTCTTATTAACATTAGCGAAGGTTGCTTACAGCTTCCGAGCGTGTGCTGGCTTACCACATTTAAACACGCTCATTTAACTCATTAAGAAAGGAGCCATTAACGAATGTTGGTTTATGTATTAAGCAAAAATGGACAGCCTCTCATGCCTACACATCGTTGTGGCTTTGTAAGAAGACTGTTAAACAGTCAGAAAGCAAAAGTAGTAAGACGCTGTCCGTTTACCATCCAATTACAGTATGATACTGACTGTAAGACACAACCAGTTACACTCGGTATAGATGCTGGCAGCAAACACATCGGTGTATCTGCTACGACTGAAAGCAAAGTGCTTTACGAAGCCGATATTGAACTCCGTAATGATATCGTTGACTTACTCGCTACACGCAGACAAATGCGTCGAGCCAGACGGTCACGTAAGACACGCTACCGCAAAGCTCGCTTTGATAACAGAAAGCGAAACGACAAATGGTTGGCTCCAAGCATTCAGCATAAAGTCAATTGTCATCTTGAAGCTGTGCGTTTTGTTCATAAGTTGCTTCCAATCTCAAAAATAATCGTAGAAGTCGCATCTTTTGACATCCAGAAAATCAAGAACCCTTTGATTACGTCTACGGACTATCAAAACGGGGAACTTCTGGACTGGAAGAATGTACGGGAATACGTACTGTTCAGGGATAGTCACGTATGCCAATGCTGTAAGGGCAAGTCTAAAGACCCAGTCTTACAGGTGCACCATATCGAGAGCAGGAAGACCGGAGGAAATGCTCCTAACAATCTGATTACTCTCTGTAAAACATGTCATAACGGTTACCATCATGGTACTGTTAAACTGCCAGCCAAGATAAAGCGAGGCATGAAGTTTAACGATGCTACGTTTATGGGCATCATGAGATGGGGCTTTTACAATCAGTTAAAATTGCTCTATCCTGACGTATCGCTAACGTATGGCTATATTACAAAAGATATTCGGATTTCTAACGGTCTTGCTAAGACTCATTTCATCGATGCAAGATGTATCAGTGGAAATCCGTTAGCAACATCTGATAATACTGTCTACTTCCTTAAGAAACGACGCAGACACAACCGTCAGATTCATAAATTCAACATTCTGAAAGGCGGTCGTAAGAAACGCAATCAAGCAGCCTATCTAGTAAAAGGCTATAGACTGCTTGATAAGGTGAATTACAATCGTAAAGAGTATTTCATCTTCGGAAGACGAGCTTCCGGTTTCTTTGACATTCGCACTCTCAGCGGTGAGAAAGTCAACAAAGGAAGTATCAGCTGTAAGAAACTCAAGCTTTTAGAAGCTAGTAAAGGATATTTAACAGAAAGGAGAAACGCATTCCTCTCACCACTTAACAGTGTTTGAAGTGGGAGTATCTTGCGTTAATTAAAAGAATGAATGCATATAGAGACGTAGACGATATTGATATAACTCAGGAAGCGCCAACAACTGAACCTGAGAGGCAGTATTATTTTATTAAAAAAGCGAAAGAATATGTCAGAAGAGAATCAGAAAAGGCTGGTAGACCATTAACCTTTGCTACCGTAACCTTTGGGTGTCAGATGAATGCGCGCGATTCGGAAAAATTACGTGGAATTCTACTTGAAATAGGCTACGAAGAAGCGTCTGAAGAAGAGGCAGATTTTGTAATCTTTAATACATGCACTGTCCGGGAAAATGCGAATACGAGAGTTTACGGACGCCTTGGTCAGTTAAAGTCACATAAAAAGAAAAATCCACATATGAAGATTGCCTTGTGCGGCTGTATGATGCAGGAACCGGAAGTTGTAGAAAAACTTCGTACAAGCTATCGCTTCGTAGATCTTATTTTCGGCACACATAACATTTATAAATTTGCGGAACTAATTACTGCAGTTTACGAAAGTGGCCGCATGGTCATTGATATCTGGAAAGATACTGATAAGATTGTCGAAGATCTTCCAAACGACAGGAAATATTCCTTTAAATCCGGAGTCAACATTATGTTTGGCTGCAATAATTTTTGTAGTTACTGTATCGTGCCATATGTAAGAGGACGTGAGAGAAGTCGTAAACCAGAAGCAATTGTACGGGAAATCGAACGTCTTGTAGCTGATGGTGTCACAGAAGTTATGCTTCTTGGACAAAATGTAAATTCTTACGGAAAGAACTTGGAAGAACCGTTGTCCTTTGCAGAACTACTACAAAAAATCGAGCAGATCGAGGGACTTCATCGAATCCGTTTTATGACTTCCCACCCGAAAGATCTTTCTGATGAATTGATTGAAGTGATGGGTAAGAGTAAAAAAATCTGTAAACACCTTCATCTTCCCGTACAATCCGGAAGCAGTCGTATTTTAAAGAAAATGAACCGCCATTATACAAAAGAACAGTATCTGGAACTGGTAGATAAAATCCGTGCCGCTGTGCCGGATATCTCTCTGACAACAGATATTATTGTCGGATTTCCTGGTGAGACAGAAGAGGACTTCCTGGAAACTTTAGATATCGTAAGAAAAGTGCGATACGACAGTGCGTTTACATTTATCTACTCCAAGAGAACCGGAACGCCTGCTGCCACAATGGAAGATCAGGTTCCGGAGGAAGTTGTAAAAGATCGTTTTGACCGTCTCCTGAAAGAAGTTCAGACAATTGCAGCAGAGGTATGTGCTGTACACGAAGGAACCATTCAGGAAGTGCTGGTTGAATCTGTCAGTGACCATGATGACCATATGGTGACCGGACGACTCAGCAATAATA